TTGTATTCGCCTGGCTCCAGCACAAAGGTGGCCGGCTTGATCCGGGCCATGACCTGCTCCAGCGCGCTTGGGCGCGGCTGCCAGTCGTTGAACTCGCGGTTGACGAGATAGAAGTACTGCTGCTGGAACGCGCCCTTGCTGCGGCCTAGTAGAGCAGTAGAGATCATCTTGCACTGCCCGAACACGTCCTCCAAGCCGTTGCTGGTGAAGCTGCCGGTCAGCCCCCAGCGGATGGGGAACTGGTCGATCATCTTGTGCAGCGCCTTGAACCTGGCGCCCGATGGGTTCTTCAAACGCGTCAGCTCGTCAAACACGATGCCGTCGATGTGTTTTAAGTCTTGCCCGGCCAGCCACTGCAAGTTGTCGTAGTTGGAGACGGTCACGTTGGCCCATCTGTCAAGCGCCGCTTTACGCTCTCTTGGTGTGCCGCAGGCCACCGCCATCGTCAGGCCGGGCGCCCATTTCGGCGCCTCGGTCGGCCAGACGCTGGTCGCCACGCGCAGCGGCGCCAACACCAGCCAGTTCGTCACTACGCCTTCGCGCACCATGTCCTGCATGGCCGTCAGCGTGATCGCCGTCTTGCCTGCACCGACCGGCGCCAAGATCATGGCGCGGTCGTGCTCGTACAGGAAGTCAGCCGCCTGTTCTTGGTAGGGTCTGAGGTTCATGCTGCCTTGCGCCCGATCAGCCATGCCCACAAAGCGCCCCCAGCAACCTTAGCCACAAACTGCATGGCAACGATGTGCGGCATCAGCGCGCCGAACGCGATCGTGGGAAACAGCAGACTATCGACGGCGGCTCCGGCCACGTTGCTACCGTTAGCGCGAAACATCCACGACCCGCGTAACCGCGCAAACGTACCCCAGTCCACAAGCGCGGCTGCCGTAAACGCGCACGCCGATGCAACGGCAATCTGGCCTGCGGCGGGGTTAAGAATGTACGTTAGCGCGCCAGTTGCGGCTATGAGAGCGCCCATCTGCCAAACGCGCAGCCGAACGTGTAGCCAGTCGCGCAAGGCCAAGTCTAAGCCGATCAAAAAGAACGCATTGATTGGGCTTATAGCAGGGCCAAACGCAGCCACACTAAGGTTGGCAAGCGTCATCGCTATGGCGTAAGCGGAAATTGCAATAGTGAGGCTCATGTTAATTCCTTAAAGTCGTAGGTTGATGGTGCGTTGTGTGATTCAATGCGCGCGCGCATGACTTGCGCTCGCGCTTCTTTGGTTGGCGGCAAATAGTTTCCTTTTGCCCAATGCTTGTCAATGCCGACGTTGCGGCCAATATTGGTTGAATCGGCGCTGGCAAATGGAAGTTGCGTAAAAACTTTGGGGTTAAGCATCCGAAGGCCGTGCATTTTGACCAATGGACGTCCTTGGTAATCACAGACCACGCGCATCGCCTGGTCAATTCGCGCCCACCACACGTCGTTGCCTACAGTGGCGTATTGCCCACTGCTGCCAAGACAGACTCGCAAGTAGGTTGCCGCCATTCGCTCTAGCCTGTCCAAAGATTCGTGCATATGCCACACTGGCGCGCCAAACCAACGCGGCAGAGGCCACTCATCTAATAGCGCATCATTAGCCGCTTCGTCCCCATCAATTACGTCAGGAATGACTGCAAAGTCACAGGACGGTATCTTTTGACACTCGGTTGCCCATGCGTAGAACGCCGTCCAATCTGTCACTGGGCGCCCTGTTCTCCATGCGCTAAACGCCCCATTGTCTATAGCAAACGACTGGCACGCTTCAACCGCCAATCCAAGCGGATGCGTATCAATAAAAGACACAAAAGCGTGTCTTCCTCCGACCGCAGCCAAAGCAGCAGTTTGAGGGTTAATTGGCAGGCCGTGGTAATGAATCACGGCAGCGCCCGGTACTGTTCTGCCCATGCCGACCGCATGGCATTTGCATCCACCCGCACCTTGTAGTGGTCGTAAGCTGCAATCTCAACAAACATCCAGTATGGCGGCAGTTTTGCCATGATGTAGCAGGCAAGCGTCTCTATGGTTGGCGGGAACGGCGCAAGCAGTGCCGTCAGGTCCGCGCCTTCCAAATTGTGAGTGATGCTTTCAAGTTCACTCAGCATGATGGGGAACGACTTGGTGCAACCCATGTTCGGGTTAATTTCATGCCGGTAGCCCGCTGCTACGGTAAACATATGCCCATGCGGCTGCGCCACCCCAATGCTAGGCAAACTGTGCGTAGCCCAAAACATTGTGTCCACGGTTGCCGTGAGCAAAGGAAATCCACTGGTTGCTGACATTTTTTACCCCAAACAAATTACACAGAGCCGGAATTGAGTCTCACCAATTGCCGGGTTGCGACAACACCAGCAAGGACCATCGCCTTTGAACTTCCCTGCCCGCAGTCTCTTGATTGCTCGCCGCCTGATGAAATACGCCCTGCGGTCTTTCATGGCTTCCAGTCAATGTTCAGGCAATCTTTGCACAGCACTACCGGCCCGCGTTTGCTGACTGAGCGACGGCAGACCCAGCAGTGGTTTGGCCCGGCGTAGATTACCGTCAGGTTTACGACCTTGACCCGCGCCTTCTCAACGACCCACTCAGAATCAAAGTACTTGAGCCGCCGCTCGTTCATGCAGGGCTTGCACTCATGCCGCCGCCCGCCATCGTGGTTGTACTCCGCAAACTCCGTCAGCGGCTTCTCAACGTGACAGACGCGGCAGGTACGAACGTCCATGTCAGTCAGCAATTTTGATGAACAAGCCAACCGGAATGAAAACGCATGGCTCGATGTCCCCGTTCTGCCCACGGCTGTTGCCGCCCATTTTGACTTCAGGGACAAAATCGTCCGTGAACTTGTACGAGAACAGACCATCAGGCCACCTGACAAACAGCACGAATGGCTTTTTAAGTCGTTCCGAGTACCGCATCCCGGCTTCATACTTTGCAGCACTCAGCAGCAGCGTGTCGTACTTGGTTTTGCGCTGCTTGAATTCTGCCAGTGCAATGACCTGATCATCCTTTGAGAGCGTCCAGTCAAAACAGTACTGCGTCTCGCTGAGTTTCTGCGCGGTAATGCCGTACTTAGCCAGCAGTATCTCAGCGGTCTCAGCCTCGTGGCGCAAGTCCTCGGGCGTTTCGTTGCGTGCTCGCCAACCGGGGTAATCAGTCATTTGTCGCCCCTCGCTTTCCACGCCTTCCACAACGCCGTCATGGAGCGATACTCGGTCGGGTCAAGGTCAAGGAAAAAGTACCGCTTTCCCTCGCACCAGCCTGCGTAAATGTTGCCGGGAACCTTTCGGCGCGTCACCAGCTCAACCTGCAAGCCGTGTTCCTCGTTGCGGTACATCCGGCGCGCATAGTCGCCAGTCACAATGCCGCTCGTGTACTTCAGCGGCAATTTGCGGAACTCTGCGAGGTTCACTTCTCACCCCTCGCACGGATTGCCTCAATAAAACCTTCTATCAATTCAGCCGTGTACATTTGCAAACCGGGAGTAACGGCAAGCCCCGACAAATCAACGCTTTTCAAAAACTTAATGCAGGCCTCCCGCTCCGCAGCAACCGCTGCCTCAACGATGATTTCAATCTGCTGCAAATTGGCCTCACGTTCGGCAGCGGCGACAAGGGCGGCGAAGCGTTCAAGTTTCGGCACATCCGAATCAGGGATGCAATGCAATCCCCACGCCTCCCGCGCCATGCGGACAATGTCATTGCGGTTCATGCTTTGCTCCTTACCCAGTCCACGGTCAGCAACAGGATGCAAGCCACCACCGCCAGCCACACCAGCACGCAGATGCCGGTGGCGACGATGAGGCCGTAGCCAAACAACTCCAGCTCAGTCATCGCAGCGTTTCCTGACCCGGCTTCAGCTTCAGCGTCAGCCGCTCCACTTCCTGCCGGAGCAAGTGGTTGTCAATGACCACGCGCTCCAGTTCAGCCTGCAACGCCTTGAGCCGCTGTTCCTGCTGTGCCTGCCGTTCCAGCAAGTCAAAGTCTGCTTGGTTCATAGTGCCGCCCTCAGTTCCTCAATTTGCCGCTCCATCTGCCCGATACGCTCGTGCAACAGGCCGATTACCTGCCGCTGAGTCTCCATCGTGAGCCGCTGGGCAGCAATGGCTTCACGCTGCGCGTCAATGGTGTCATCGGCACGGGCGGCGGCCTCCTTGTGCCGGGCAAGTTGCACTTGTTCTGCGGGAGTCATTGCCGATACCACAAGGCGAAAATGTAGCCGCAAGCCACGCCAAACAGCCAGAGCAGCATCAGATAATGCTCCGCCATTCGTGAGCCATGCCCCAGTTCGCGGACTCCGGCGGATTCGCGTCAGCCGCGCTCCGGGCGTCCTCGTGAGTCTGGAACTCTGCCGGCTTGCCGCTTTCGTTCAGCAGCCGCATCTCGTCGCCCCACTTCGCACCGCGGTAGCGGCGAATAGTTACTTGCCAGACCTGCCGGCCGTCAGGCTTGTGGCAGAACTGGAGGTGTGTTCCCCAATTGCTCATCATTCTTTTTGCTCCTGCTTTGCAGCCTTGTGTCCCGCCAACCACGCCTCACGCAGCAACCGCACCGTCTCAAAGTGTGGGTACAGCACGCCAGTGCGTGATTCGGTCAGGATGCGGACGGCAGAGGATTCTGCCGCCTGCACCAACTCGCGCCGGTAATCGGTGCGGGTCTTTTTCATCAGAACGGAATTTCCGAGTCAAACTCCTCGGGCTGCGCCGGAGCCTTTGCACCCCACGCAGAGGGCTTCATGGGCGGACTGGCTACCTGCGTCGGGGCATCGCCCTGTTCGCCCGTCTCGCGGCCTCCCATCAGCGTCAGGCGCTGAACATCGCAGGTGATGGCGGCTCCGGGCGTGCCGTCCTTCTTGGCATACGTCCGCAGGTTGAAGTCACCCGCCAGTGCGACCTGCTTGCCCTTCGTGAGATACGGCCCGAGCTTCTGCGCCCGGTCGCCCCAGAGCGAGCAGTCAACCCAAAGGGTCTGCTTGTTCTCACCGCGGCCAATGTCCACGGCAACGCTGAAATTCACCACTTCCTTGCCCGAGGGCAGGGACTTCAGAACCGCCTCGCTACCAAGACGCCCAGCAATCGTGATCAGATTCACTTTTCTTCCCCTTCAATTTCGGCCTTGCGGGCCATTCCAGCAGCGGTTGCTGCCAATTTGTCAGATTCCGGCAGGCGCTTGAAGTCGCGCCACACCTCACGCAATTCGTCCAACGACTCCGCTGCGGCAACGGCACGCAGCACGGCTTCCAGTTCCATGTCGGCAGGAACCGTCTCAACCAAGCGCGGCTCCACGGCCTGCACAGTGCGCGGTTCCGGCGCAAAGTCCTGCACCTCCTCGGGGGTGTAGACGCCGACAGTCACGCCCGGATACACCGTGCGGATGCCTTCGCTAATGCAGCGTGACCGCAGCATCTGGCGAGGGTACTGGCGCCACGTTGGGTTCTTGGTCAGCCCGGCGGTCTGCGCTTGGGCAACCGTCCAAGTGATGTCCACTCGCCCGCCCTGCGGATGGGAGAACGTGCCAGTCACCTCGGCGTCGGTGTAGGTTTTCCAGTTCACCGTGCCGCCCGCGGCTTGAAACCGCGACAGCATCGCGTCAGCCTTCAGCGTCGGGCGACCATTAATGACATGGTAGTGGGTGGCGGCGATGGCCGGGTGCATACCCTCAGCCTGCGCGACGAGCATCAGGGCGATGGCCTGCTCGGGCGTCTTGACGCCAAACAGGTTGGACTTGGACACGGCGTGAGCCATGCGCTCAATATCGCCAAGTGAAACGATTGCGTTCATCAGATGTTTTCCTTGATTTTGGTCAGGGTGATTTCGAGGTCCGACAGAAAGCCAATGACCTCGGCCTCCAGTCGCGTGATGTACTCGTTGTCGCGGGGAACCCGCTGGATGAAGAGCCGGTACTGAGCCGGCAAGCGCGAGTCAAAGGACACGAAGTCTGCCCATTGCAGGTTCAGCAACCACATCCCGCCTTGCAGTTGCGCCATGTGATCACTGTCCATGCCGCTGTTAATGGTTTGCAGGTGCGTGACGGTGCTGGGGTTCTTGATTTCCAAAAGACCTTCCGGAAACCCATCAGCATCAACAGCCACAACGCCGTCCGGGCTGCACCCGGTGGCCAGTGTGGCGTGGCGCACAAAGCCCATTGGCGACACGGAGAACCCAGTTTTGGCTTCATACGCGGCAAGGGCAACCGGCTCTTGGTCAATGCCCCACTGCATCTGGTGCGTGACGTAGTGCTGCACTGGCTGACCGCTGATGCGCTCCGTCACCTTCTCCCAGAGATAGGTATTCCGGGCAGCAGTCGGCAGACCCTTGGCGGTCTTGGCCATCAGATGCTTAAAGCCAGATCCGGTGGGAAACCCGCACCGTGCCTGTAGCCAGTCGTGGCTGCGCTGTTCCAATTGGCTTGAGTCTTTCATCAGGTTTCCCTCTCGGTTTTGGAAGTCTATTTGACGTTGTCCGCTTGGGCAAGTCTTGTTGATTCGTTTTCCAGTCCATCAATCAACTTGGAAATTTCCTCAGCGTATGACTTCACCAGTACCGGGCGGCCCATCCGCAGATCATGCTGCAGAAACTCCACCAATTCCTCGACCCGGTCTTCAACGAACTGCTGCAGTTTCTCGGGGTCATTACGCATTCCGGTGTAGCAGTCAATGGCAGCACCGTAGACATGAGTCCTCAGAACGGTGATGCCATTCAACGCGACCGTGTGGGTTTCCCAAATCTTGTGCGGTTGGGTCAACACGGTTTCCATCGTGATAAGGGACTTCATGGGAATGAGTCCTCATATTGGCAGTCTTCAAGGTACGCCGAAAACGCAGCGTCCTCCAGTTCCTTGCAGATAGCATCGCAGAGAAACAAACCCATCGCGTCAATTTCAACCTTGCCGTTCGTGATGAACAACTCAGTCACTTCAAAATCGCCGCCATCCGTTGGGTCACCATCAAAGGAGCAGACCGCCCGAAACTGCATTTCATTCCAAACGAACTCCACGCTCATGGCGTCACCTCCGTGGTCTGCGAGCAACGGCCGTCACAGTCATTGCCAATGCTGCCCAACAGCAACAAGGCAAGAATGATGAGCAGCGGACGCCCGGAGGACTTCTGCGGCTTGCGCTTGATGTGGTTGGCAGG